TAGTGCGATTTCTTCAGCAAAGGGTTTGTCTAGTTTAGCAAGTATCTGCTTGGTGAGGTTAAGCTTTCTTTCCACTTTCTGGATATACTACTTTGCCTTTGTCTAATAATACGACAGAGAACTTGTCAGTTTGAAACTGTTCGTTAAGCTTCTTAGCTAGATTGATAGCGTGTCCTGGATTACTAAATGATACTTTCTTATATTTAGGTCCAGGGTATTGAACAAGATAGTTACTTGTTTTTAAGTTTATCGGTCGGCCTTGATAATAGATTGCCCATATACCATCTGATGCAAGTACTTGCTCAGTCTTATATGTTTCTTTATCTGTTATCTCAACCAGTACCGTCGGTTTAGGTCTACTCATTATGTTAATTTGCCTGAATAATATTGTACTATTATTTATCAAATTAACTAAGTAGTTAATGATTACGTGGGATTAAAAGTCCTCGCCTTTTACTTCTACACTAATTGCTTCATCACTGCTTGTGCCATCTTGATATTTTTTTAATTCTAACAGTAATTTGGTGATGTCTTGGTGTAGATTGTTTGCTTCGTTTAGACTCATAGTAAAGTCTTTGGCATTTTGACTTTGGAAATTTTTAAGTTTTTCTAAATATCGTTGTATATAGATCATGCTTTTACTTTTAATAGTTCTTTTTGTGATTTATATGGTCCATGATGCTGATACCTTTGTAAGGTAATTAGTTTAGGACAAAAGTCTTGACGCCATATCTTATTTTGTTTTACTAGATACCACCCAGCGGCGAACCAGGATTTTGAGTTTTCTTCTTTAGTAAAGATAGGTGCTTTTTGTTGTAATGACCAAACACCATTAAATGGTTTATCATCTGTAGGATATTGATGAACTTGATTTTCATCTCTCTGTTTAGCAGTAATTTGTCTGTCAAACATAATGTTAACATTGGCTTTAATCCTACCTACGTTTTTATAGGTAAACACTGAGTCTCCAATTTTAAGTTTATATCCTTTACTTGCTTTATTAATTTCACCTATGCGTTTGTCACCTGCTGTTAAGACCCAAAACTGATCTTTCACAATGGGCTTTGCATGTATAGTTACTTTAATATCTGTTAAGTTTTTCTCGTTAGTTTCAACCATAATCTTTTTCTGGATAACCTACGTTCATCCACTCCGCTATTGTTGTTGCATTATCACTCAATTTTACTAAATTGTACTTACCACAGAATTTTAAGAACTTAGTTCCTATCTGTTGTATTGTCTTTGTCTGCTGACCATATGCTATTGTTTCAGCAATTTTTATTTTAATATCATCTGGTTGCATTGTCAAGTCTACTAGTATTCTATTACGTTCATAGTCATCTAACACACGATGTTCTTGTTCATTATGATCAACCCAACGCTGTAACATTAAGTTATTCCAATTATAACCTTTGTTATCTCTATCGTCAAATGCTTCTAACAAGCCTACTTTGTTACGTGTACCTTTTTTACGTACACCTGGATAAGCACTAAACACATTGTCTGTTGCATCACCTCGCATACATTTTTCAAATAGAATCCATTCAGGATTAGGTATTTCTTTTGGTTCTTTAGTTTTTCTATCTATAACACGATTGCCTTTTTTATCAAATATACCTTCGAGCGTGTGTAGCTCATCTGATATACCATTATACTGTTTTACATTGTCTGCTAGTAGTTGATAAAAGTCTGTGTCTGAACTTACAATAGTATGTTGATCATTGGGATGACTCTGTATCCAACCTGCTATTAAATCATCTGCTTCTAGATTAGCATGTTGCAGTGTAGTGCAGTTAGTTTTATCTTTAATAAAGGATGTTAAGTCATCAAATGCACCCCAGAATGCTTCATCTTCTTTTTGTTCACTTTCTGTCTGTGCTTGTCTAGCTACTGATCTATTCTTCTTGTATGGCTCATAAAAGTCTTTACGCCATGAACGTCCTTCTAAACAGAATATAACATGATCTGCTTTCTGATCACGGAATGCTTTATTGATACTTGCCAGGGTAACATGTATTGCAAAGCTGACCTTTTCTTCAAGGTCACTAGCTCTATACGCTGAATGCCTAGCTCTAAAAAATGTATTTGCTGTGTCTATTAATAAGTATTTCATTTTATTATTATATGATCAAACGAGTTTATTGTCAATGATATAACGAAGTATTTTGGTTTTCCATAGACTATGAGCATCACTACCATAATGATAACTATTTTGAGCTACTTTGTCACAGCCATTATCAGTTAACCATTTATCAAAAGTTTCATTATAATCATATGGTGCAATATAGTTGAGGCCCCAATCTTTTTGTTCTTTAATATCACCAAAGTGGCTGTTACAATTAAAGAATAAATGATTAATATTTTTTTGTTTGAGTTCTTCGTGGAATTGCCAAATATCTTTGTGTGCTTGTTGTGTACATTTTAACCAATCTATATCAGCAATAAATTGTTTGTATTTGGTTTTGTGACTGTCTGGAACATCATCTATACCACTAGCATTAACTTGAAAATACGTTCCGTCGATTAACCATTCTTGTCTTTCCCAAGTTGACCAACCAATAACTATTAACAGTTCTTCTTTGCCATCGTATTGTTTTAAGTATTCTTTAGTAGTTCTTATGATACGTTCGTTGCCTGATGCAGATTCTGCTAGACAGTGAAACTTTGCATTTAATGGTTTTGCTAATAAAGCTCCCCAACTTAAAGGAATATTATCTGGGTGTGGTTTGCGTCCTTGATAAACATACTTAGGATCATCTTCTGCGAATGCGTAAGTATTTACAATTTCAGCACCGGCAGTGTGACTATCGCCATTGACTACAAGTATCATCTAGTACTTCTGTTTGTCTGCAATAACACCACGTACACCGCCTCTAGGATCTGCACAATCGCCGTCTGTGCGTGGAATCATATGTATATGAGGATACATTACTGTTTGTCCTGCTGACTCGCCTACGTTTTGTCCTATGTTAAACCCACTGCAATAACCTTTTTGATATAGATCTAATCCCCAATCATATGCTTCTTCAAAGCAGGCTTTTCTGTGCATCGGGTCATCTACTTTAGGAACAAACAATAAGTGTCCTTTGGTTACAGGATACTTGTCTTCAAATACTAAAAACAATGGATGGTCCATTATTGGTGTCGATTCAAACCAAGGAGTGTCTTCTAGTTTCATATTTTTTTGTTAATCCATCTAATGAGTGCGTATACCACAAGTGCCATTAATATATAAATGATACCGTCCCACCATGATATGTTGTTTAATAAATCTGCTGTAATAAATGATAAGTCCATTATTTAACCTCCGTATAACCGCCGCCTAAGTCTTTCCTGTTGTCTGGATCTGCTTGATACTGCTCGTATGTTTCTTGAGCAACATTACGACAAATAGTTTGGAACCAACGATCAACTATTTGTATATCAGTTTCGTCTTTCTTTTCTTGATACCCTGCCTTAATTAACTTAGCAAGAAACAAGTCATTAAACTCTAGTTCAAAAGCACCATCGTTGATTTGTTCTGGATTAATATCCATGCTAATCACATTAACATATGGCTCACCATTGTCTGTGGCAATATCCATAGCAGTTTTCTTTTTGCCTTTTGTCTTTTTAACTGGTTCTTTTTTAAATACTTTTTTAATTTTATCAAACATTAAAATTCTCCGTGATGCATCTTTTCGTCCATATTAAGTTCCATATATGCGTCGTCAATGAGTTCTATATCTTTCATTAGTATGTAATCTTCCCAAAACTCTGTCAACCACTTACCCATAGTATACTACCTTTTTATTAATTTTACAACAATACTTGATAAGTCAATCCACCAATACTTTTTAGCCAAAGACCAATTTCCTGGCTTATCGTGATGATTACCATGAAAGCCCATGCCTGGTGCTATAGGTTCTATCCAATACCAATTCTGTGCATGATCGTATCCGTTATGTTTTCCTTGGTGTGTAATGTAGTTAGCTAGTCCTAAACAGTAAGGTGATATTATACTTGGAATAGCAAACCAAACTAACACAGTTGTTAGATCAAAAAACGATAATAATATAGCTGTTGTAAACCATAAGCATATTCCTTGATGATTAGTTAACCATATTAAAAATTTATCATTTTTAAACTCGTACTCCCTAACCATAGGTTCCCATCTAGTAAAAAACAGATATGATAGCAGACCTCTTTTTGGAACCCAGGGAGAATGTGGATCACCTAATCCGTCACTGGTTGCATGATGCAATCTGTGTATAGTTACCCATTGTAAGACAGGTGGGTGGCATGTTATATTACCTATAAATGCTAATATGTTTTTAATCCAACTATTAGTTTTAAATGCCTTGTGAGCTAGTAGTTTATGATATCCAATTTCTAAGCCTACTAGATATATAACGTAATGTGCTATAAAAATCCATAACAAGTCAATCCAGGCGAATTTGCCTAGAATTAAAAATACAATTGATGTAATACTGACTGCCCACTGCCAACTAACTTTTCCTGGATTGTCAAGCAAATCAGATATTATGTTCCCCAAGCGTTTCTCCATATGTCAACTTGCAGTCTGGGTGAATATCTATAACCTCTTGCCATAGCTAACTCAGCAACTTGTGCTGTATTTAAATGATAGTCTTCAGGTAGTCCACCGATAGGCATTAAGTATATTGGTCCTTTGAATCCTGCTGATCTATATTCTTTTACTGCACGATCAACATCCTTAACATCTTCTTCAGTTGCTACTACGAACTTTAAGTATGTATATCCGTAATTTTCGTATTCTGTGACCACATTTGGAAGTATAGCTTCTTCCCACTTCTCACCTGAATCAGGTAGTTTAGCACTTACTGAAAACGTTAACTTTTGATATCCACGTTCTTCGTGCCACACTGTTTTAAAGAATGTTTTAAAATCTTCATGCAATGGTTGTGTACCATTAGTTTCAAACGTAACGTTTTGTAAGCCGTTATCCATACATGATGCAATTAGTTCAGGATAGCTACGTTGCCAACCTAATAACGGTTCGCCACCTGTAATTACTAAGTGTATATCTTCATAATTATCTTGTGTCCAAGTATTGTGAGGAATAAGATCTTCCATACGCTCTTGAACTGCACCAGTTTCTAATACTGGACTTAAATGCTTAAACTTTGGATGCCATGACGCATAACTATCACAACCTGTTGGAGCCAACGGCAGTTCCTCATATATCTTAAACTGATCTACTCGTTCAGCTATTTCCTCAGGAACTGTTGTAGTTTCGCCTTTGGGTAATCCAAATCCTCTACATTGAAAGTTACAGCCAAACGTTCTTAAGAATACACTAGGCACACCAGCCCATTTACCTTCACCCTGTAAACTATAAAATATTTCTGCTACTTTAAGTTTTTTCAATTACTTGTTCCTTTCTGTATCGTAGTATTCTTTAGTGTGTTCATAATCATCTGTGTTTTCTACATCTGTAGATTCATCTAGTATTGCACACTCCTTGCCCAATGGACATTCATCTTCTTCAACTTCAGTCATAAGACTAAGTACCCAAAGAATGACGCCTACTACTATTGCACAAAATAATATCCATAAACCAAAAACTAATAGTCCTGTACTCATAATGTTTTCCTCGCTTTAACTAGTAAATGCCACCCTAAGTATTCTTTAACTGCTTCACGCATAAGTTCTGGCATTGCTTCAAACCATGGTTCTAATTCAAACTTACCTTCTTTATACTTGTCTATATTATACATGAAACAGTGTGCTTGACGCAACCTTTCTATGGTAAATTTTTTACCTAAAAGTTGTTCAATTTCTTCACTGGTATATGCTTCAGCATAAGGACAATTACTCTGTGCTTCAAACTGATCTAATCCTTTTCTAATCATTGCATACTTCCATGAGTTCTTAGCATAGACCATAAACTTAAATTCTCCACCGGTATTTAGAACAGTGTGAACGTTTGTTATAATTTTTTCTATGTTGGGAAAGTGATGTATAACTCCGTATGAGTAAACTAAATCAAATGTACCTAATTTTTTAAGTTCATTTAAGTTAGTCATATCAATATTATAAAAGTCACCTTCAAGGTCAAATACTTCAAAACGTTGTTTGGCTAGTGTTAAGCTTTCATCACTTAGATCAATACCTACATAGTGAGCACCATTTTGTGCAAACTGTTGTGCGTCAGTTCCTATACCACAGCCAATTTCTAACACACGCTTACCTCTGTATTGATGAAACTGTGGAAAGTCTAGGTTGTGTGGTTCTGCTCGAAAACGTTTAGCAGTAACTTCATTGAAGAACTCTCGAGTACCAACTTCGCTAGTTCCGTGTTTAACATTACAAGGTTGATTGTTCCAATAATCTTTTATTTCTTGTTCTAGATTACTCATCTTCGTTAGACTTTACTGGCTTACCGGTCTCTTTGTCAACACTGTATACTGAAGTAAGTCCGTTAG